AAAAGGTAATCCAATTACCTTCTTGTTCTACTAACGTAAGGTCTTTTAATTCTTCTATATGCATAACAAATTAAGCAAAGAGTTAAATTAAAGATCTGCCATTATAGATAAGAGACTATTTAAGTCTCTCATCTACATCATAGGCTACTACTGCAGCCGGTATCCAACCGAATAGTAACATAAGCATTCCAACAGGTACAGAAGAAGACACCTCTTTGAATGTAGCATCAGATAGAAGATATCCAATGGTTGACAACAAAATCCATGTAAACATAAATGTTACAATGATTGATAGCATAATTTTTGTATTTCTCATAACAAATTAAGCAATGAGTAAAATTAAAGATCTGTAGTCAGAGATTGAGGGGGTGGCAGCGCTTCTGGAGCGGGGTGGGGAGGTAGCTATGGGGAATCCCCCACAACATCATCCACATTTAAAATACCATTACCAAAAAGGGTGGGGATGTTAATATGTATTTTTGTCCCCGGGGATCCTTGTTGTAAACTTTTAAGATTTTTTTTGTATTATTGTAGGTATAATTAAAACCATCATGGAAGAACAAAAAGATTTAACCCCTGAGGAAATTCAGGAAAGAAAGGAAAAGCTTCTTAGTTATTATGAGGAGCAAGTAAAGTTTTTAACAGCACAGTTAGAGTATGAAACTCTTGTTACTGACATTGAAGAGCAGAGAGCAAAGAGAGTTCAGATCCAAGCTGCAATTGCTGGGTATTTTGCACCAGAGCCTGGGGAAGAAGAGGAAGAAGAAATTTCAGCACCTAGGACATTAAAGAAATCAAAGTAATGGCATTAGTTAATCAGGTTACTAAGAAAGTAAAGATGAGTTTGACTTCTGTAGTGAAGTATCAGATTCTTACTTATTGTTATCTGAACGACATTAATGTTACTAATTCTGATTTGGACTGTCTCACTCTTTTAGCATTAGAGGGTGAGACAGAACTTACAGAGTTTTGTAATTTGGGTTATGATAATGATATTTTTAAAAGTCCTCAATCTGTACGGAACGCAATCACTAAAGCCGAGAAGAAAGGTTTAGTGGTTAAGCATGGGGATGGTAGAAAGGTTATTGAGATTAGCCCGCAAATGTCTGTTCAGACAGCTGCACCTATTTTGTTAGATTTTAAATTTGCTGCTGTTGAATCCAAAGAAAAGTAAGGAGCTTATTCCTGTTGTAGCGAAAGAACTGGAAATGGATGAAATCCTTGTAAAGAAGGTTATAGACTTCTATTGGAATTCTGTACGGAAAAGCATGGAGGATCTAAAATACCCAGATATCCAAGTTGCTAACTTTGGAAGATTCGTGATAAAACAAAATACTTTTGATAAGAAGATAGAGGGACATAAGAAATATTTGGATGATAAGGATAATCTTACTTTTGGAAAGTATTATAAGTATAAGCAGGTGGAAGAGGGATATGCAAAAATGATTGAACTTAAAAAACATATTGACGAAAGAAATGAAAAAAAGAAATCTTTTAGACAAAATAAAAACGATAATAAATAATTTCACTGGTATAGTGGAAGGAATAATTAATTCTTTTATTCAGGATGAGTATGTAGAGAATGTAGCTGATGAGAGAAATGCTATTTGTTTTTCTTGTGAGGATATTGATCATGAAGGTAAGGATTGTTTAGCCCCGGGGTCACAACCATGTTGTTCACTATGCGGGTGTTCTTTATATTTTAAAACTAGATCTTTATCTTCTGAATGTCCTGCTGGAAAATGGAAAGCATTGATGACTGAAGAGGAAGAAGAAAAATTAAATTCAAAATGAGTGTAATATTTAAACCTGAAAAACATGAGTATATATCATTAGATCCTAATGAGAATATTCAATGGACATCTGTAACATCATTTGTAGGTAAATACAAGATGCCTTTTGATAAGGTAGGCGTAGCCACTAAAGTGTCTAAGTCTAAGAAATCAAAGTGGTATGGTATGACTGTTGATGAGATATTGGATGCATGGAAGCATCAGGCAGATAATGCTATTGATCGTGGTAATTGGTATCACAATCAGAGAGAAGCTGATTTGTTAATGATTGATAGTATATCTAGAGATGGTAAAGAACTACCAGTTATTAATCCAATACAGGATGACGATGGTAAAGTAGCACCACCTCAAAAATTACAAGATGGTGTGTATCCAGAACATTTTGTGTATCTTAAATCTGTAGGGTTGTGTGGACAATCGGATTTAGTGAGCGTTTTGGACGGGAAAATAAATATTCTAGATTACAAGACGAACAAAGAAATTAAAACTGAATCATACGTTAATTGGGAAGGTAAGTCTCAAAAAATGCTTGGTCCTGTTTCACACTTGGATGATTGTAATTATAATCACTATGCTTTGCAGTTATCTACTTATATGTATATTATGTTGAAGCATAACCCTAAATTGAAACCTGGTAAACTTACTTTACACCATGTTTTGTTTTTTGAAGAGGGGTTAGATCATTTAGGTGCACCTATTATTGCACGTGATATTAACGGAGAACCAATTGTTAAAAAGATTGTGCCTTATGAAGTACCCTATTTGAAAGAAGAAGTGGTTAATTTAATTAAAGACAAGCAAAATGCAAACTAGATTATTTGATATAAATAATAATAAGGTGGTTCCAACAGAACACTGTTACACTTTAAAGTTTTTAAAAGATATAATGGACGAATATCCAGATGAGTATATGAAGATATATGCATATCTGTTTTATATGACTTGTCCTAATCCTGATCTTAATCCTTTTTTTAATGCTGTAGAGCATGAGAAAGAAGAATTGATCTTGCAAGAAGTGGAAGCTGAGTTTTCTGTAGAAGATGATTTAGTTATACGTGCATTAACAATGTGCAAAAAATTATATGAAACACCTACGTATAGAGCATATATGGGGATAAAAGCTATGCTTGATAGATTAGCTCGTTATATGGAGACTACTCAGATAGAGCATGGTAGAGATGGTAATATTACAGCTTTGATAAACGCAGCTGCTAAATTCCAGAATATAAGAGATTCATTTAAAGGTGCCTATAAAGATTTGGCTGAAGAACAACAAAGCCAAGTACGTGGTGGGCAAGGTTTAGCTTATGATCAATAATATATGACAACAAATTATTTATATGAATGGTTGTTTCATTACAACGAATATGAAAAACTTTGGTATGCATTTACTAGAGAAAGTAAAGATGATTATTTTAACGGTACTGGTAATGAATATATTAAATCTAAAAACATAGATACATTAATGTTTATTATTGTTAAAGCCGAAGGTAAATTTGAAAATGTAAAATCTGTGGTAAATGAGTGAGATTTATATTAGTGTACCTACTTGGAAGAATGGTGAGTGGTATACCACTAACTTTGAAACAAGAGAAGAATTTAGAGATTATATTCTTACTTTGTTTAGTGAGCCGGGTAAGTATGCTTTTAATGAAGATTCTTTTATCTTTAATGAGGAAGCAAGAAAGTTTGAAAAAGATGGTGTTTATTGTATAGCACCATTTAAATCAAGAGATTTTATAGAATATTGGAATGAGCAAAAAAGAAGATGTCAAAACGGAATACTGGTTCACTCTGATAATGTATCTTGGTACATTACTAGGGATTATTATATGTGGTTAAACTTCCTACCTATCTTTAATAAAGAGATACAGAAGTTTGGATTTGCTAAGATCAGAGATGCTCAGTATCACATGGCACTCTATGAGCTACTAGCTGAGTTGCATTATAAGCATTCAGCTATTTTAAAGAAACGTCAGATTGCTAGTTCATACTTCCATATAGCGAAGTTATTAAATCAATTGTGGTTTGAACCGGGGGTAACTCTTAAAATAGGTGCATCACTAAAGGATTATATTAATGACAAGGGTTCATGGAAGTTTTTGGATGAATATGCTGCGTTTTTAAATGAACATACTGCATGGTATAGACCTATGAATCCATCAAAGGTTTTATTATGGCAGCAGAAAATTGAAGTGAGAAAGGGTGATCGTAAGAATGAAGTGGGTTTAAAAGGTACAATTCAAGGTATGTCCTTTGAGAAATCTGCTACATCTGGTGTCGGTGGTCCTACAAAGTATTTCTTTTATGAAGAGGCGGGTATTGCACCTAAGTTAAATCAGACATATGAATATATGAGACCTGCATTACAATCAGGTATGATAACTACAGGTATGTTTATAGCTGCAGGTTCTGTCGGTGACTTGGATCAATGTGAGCCATTGAAGGATTTGATAATGAATCCTGAAAGAAATGATATTTATTATGTAGAAACTGATCTTATAGATGAGAACGGTACTATAGGTAATGCGGGGTTATTTATACCAGAACAATGGTCTATGCCTCCATATATTGATAAATGGGGTAATTCTCTTACATCTGAAGCATTAGATGCTATTAGATTAGAAAGGGTTAAAATGAAGAAGGAATTACCACCTGAACAATATCAATTAAGAATATCTCAGAAACCAACAAATATTAAAGAAGCTTTTGCTTATAGAAAAGAATCTATTTTTCCTGTGCATTTAGTTACAGCACAGTTAAAAAGGACTGAAGATAAAGAATATCCTTATGAGTTATTAGAATTATATAGAGAAGATACTGGAAGTATTGGAATTAAGAATTCTAATAAGCAACCTATTAAAGATTTTCCTATATC